TACCACGGAATTCAAACTTTTCTGGAATTCCTTCTCGGCGCAATGCTGAACTTTCAGCCTTCCAGCTAATCATACGCTTCTTGCCACTGTCTAGAGCTGCTTTCAGCAAATTTAAACTAATTTCATCGAACAAAATACTGTCACAGTCATCTAATACCAATACTGACCCTTCATCAGCGTAGCGGAACAACAACATGTACAGCCCAATAGCACTTGCCGCACCTTTTTCTACACCATATTTTTCTGGTCTACCAGCAAGTTTATCAAACATAGACGCTTTTTCTAGTACCTTCTCAACTCCAAAAGTCTTGCCTACTCCTGGAGGTCCTGTAACAACCATACCACGTACAACACCATCTACTGATGCTTGTGACATTTCATTCAAAATTTCAAAACGCTCTCGCAAACGCTCAATAACTTGTTCATCTGTTTCTTCCACTACTGGCTCCTCAATCTCAGTTGTCTGTAGGGCCATAATATTTTGGGTCATTGCAACATCTCCGGAAACAGTTTTATATCCTTTAGTGCCTTGTACTTTGACTCGGACAACATCAGCACCAACTTTAATGGTAACAAAACCTGCATAACCTGTCATTGGCTTTGCAAATCTTTTGTAGGGCTTTACTAGCTGACCTACAACTCCTGCCATCTGCTGTCCTCTGTAGTTACCTTCAACAATTTGCACCTGTGACATACTGTCTCCTGTGTGTTGTTATTAAACTGTCTACCTAACCAACATAATAATATTATACAGCCTTGACTAAAAAAGTCAACAACTTTTTTATCTTTTTGTTATGGTCCAATAATTGTCACCATCAAAATCTCTGTATGGACGGATAATGTATTGACCAGTGTTATAACAAGCATCAACAGCATTTCTGTCAAATGTCATTGTGTATCCATTATTGGAATTTTCAATACGCTTGGCAATTGCTGCTACTGTATCTCTTACTGGAATGCTCATTGCGTCTCCTGTGTGTGTTGCTGTTTCAACGTTATGTAATAATTATACAGCCTTTTTTCAAAAGGTCAACAATTTTTTTACTATAAAGTTATATCATCTAGACCTGCAACACGCAATTTTATAACGTTGTTTATTTGAAATTGTTTGCTTTCCAAAGCTTTGATAATTCCCATAAATTTATTTCTAGTTAGACTGAGTTCATTTATCAAGTGCTGGAGATCTATTATTTCACTATCGCCATCTGAATATTTTTCAGCATCTCTGCTAGATAAAGCTCTGTTATAATGCTCCAAATATTTCTGGAACTTTTCAGATCTTTTTTGTCTCATTAAAATATTTAGATGCTCTAATATAGCTTCTAGATCTTGTAATTGATTAAAACGGTAGGCTACTATTCCTGGTATTTCTCTACTTAATTTTTCTACATTTCCTTTGATTGAGCATTCTAGAACTGCTGTTTCCAGTTCTAGTTCATAATGCTCAATTGCTTCAGGTAAATGTGTTAAACTTTGTTGTACTTGTCTATACCAGTTTGACATTACTCGTCATCATTTTCTACAAGGTCATTTTCAAAATAATTTTTTATTGCAGCATCTAAATATTTGTCCTCTCCTGCTATACCATTAATTGCAAGTTCTACTTCAAATCCTGCATTTTCCCAACGCTCAATATAACTTTCTGCAAATAAAGTTAATTCTTTTTTATCAATAAATTCTTTACCCAATAAATAACACTCTATAAATAACTCAACATGTTGATCATTCATTGTCATCTGATTCAGTCCTTTCATCTAGATTTGATTCTGTGTTATTTACCATTTCTGTAATATTTTGTGTGTTCTTCAAATCGTCAATGACCAACTGCAATTTTTCTCCTGTCCATCCTTTTCTAAACTCTTTGATTTCTTCACCTGCAGGAGTAATGTATTTTAATTTATTTCCATCTTTTTGTATCTTTCCTGACTTTTCAAATAAATCTAAACATCCACTATAAGGATCAAGTCCTGTTTCATATGGTATTTTAAGTTGTACACTTTCAAAAGGTTTTGCATACCTGGTTTTCATTACCTTACATGCACTACGAATACCACTTACCTCAGAAGTTTTATTTCCATCCTCATCTTCTTTTAGTTTAAGTTTTTTCATTGCAACCACAATACTACTTGCATAGATAAAACCTTGTCCGCCTGAAATCTTATCATCTGGATCAAACATATCTTGGCTTGCGTATGTGTGATTAGTTGCTACAAGTCCTACAGGATTTCCAGCAATTAGGTTTACACAATTCCTTACAAGTGCTGTTAGAGCTTTGGGTTTTCTACCCATGTCACCTTTTAAATCTCCTTTACCAAACTGATCAACATCTGTAGGAGTAAGTAACATACCTAAACTGTCAATAACAAACAATACTTTTTGTCTGTCTTCATATGGTACTCCATCATAATCTGATCTATATCCTTTCATGAACTCACTAATTAACTTTGCAACATCATCAATCATTGCTACATTAATTTTTAGTAATTTTGCAGGATCAGTATCTACTCCTAAAGCTTTTAACCAATCTTCGTCTAGAGCATTTTCACTATCAATAATTATAGGTAAAATGTTTTGCTCTTGTGCTTGCCTAGCAATATTACCTGAGCACAAGTAACTTTTACCTGAACCTGATTCTCCTGCAAATGTTGTAACTTTTCCTAATGGAATTCCTTTGTTAAAATCTCCGCTAATCAAATAATTCAATGCATAATTTCCTGTGCTAATCCAATCAACAGGATCAAAAAATCCAGTGCTCATACCCGGAACACTTTTTGTAATACTTTGTCTAAATTTTGCTATATCAAAAGGTTTTGTCATTTATTTTATTCACGAGATAGAAGTGCAGGAGCTACTAGCCCCTGCATTACAGTTTAGGTCTATTAAGAAGCTGATTTACGTTGTCGAATCATTTCCAAAATTTCATTCGCACTAGGCTTGTTATCGCCACTTGCAATTGGTTTTGGATCTTCTTTCACTTGTTCTTTTACTGGCTCAGTCTTTTTTACCTCTGTAGATTCATCATAATTATTATCAGCAGTATTAGATGATCCATTGTTTTCAGATCTAATACCTGGAGGTGCATAGTATTGACTAAATCTTTCAGGATCATAAAGTTCTCCTTGTACGCTAGCTTCAAACAATTCCATAATAACTTTAAGTTCATTTTCATTTGGTTTCTTAGGCATAAAGTCATTCAAATTATTTAAACTATATTGTTCAATAGCATCACGTTCTACTTGATTAAGAGCACGTTCTCGTCTTGCCCAACTTGAAGTTGTATAATCTGCATATTGACCTTTCTGAGTTTTAACAAGTTTAAAATCAGTACCTTGCTCAAAGTCAGTAGGCACTTCCACGAAGTCAGGATCCATAAGTGCTGCTGAAATAATTTTGTAGATGCTTGAGTTGATAACAAAACGACGAATTGGATTTTCAGGTTCATTCTCTTCCTTGAGAGGGTTTTCTACTACAAATCCTTGGAAAATATAGCTCCGCTTTTTCCAATACTTTCTTGCTTCTTCTTCCAATTTTGGATCTTTGAACCAAGGACGAATTTCTTGATGAATAGGACAAGTTTCATTCCACATTTCCATACAAGGAACTGTTACTGCAACATATTTCCTTTCATCTTGTCCCAAAATTCCACTAAAAGGAATTCTAATCATTTGTCGTTCCCGCCAAAAGAAAACATTTTCTGTGTCTGCATCTGGCAAAAATCTAATTGTAGTAGTAGATCCTTCTGGAGCATTCCAGAAAGGGTACATAGAATTATCTCCTGAGCCTGGAGATGTTTGCTGTTGTTGAAGAAGTTTTGCTCGAATTTCTGCTAGTGAGGGCATGTTATTTCTCCTATGTTAGCCTATATTAGCCTGTGTTAGTTACGTATTAGCCTGGATCATAAGCACCATTGCTTATGAACTTATATTAACAAATATATAAAATTTGTCAATAAAAAAATTTTGCAGTATTTTATACTGCAAAGAAAACTGACTCGTCAACCATTTTGTTGACATTCAGCTTAATTTTATTTATCATTTTTTCCGACAAATCTTCAGATTTTTCTGAATTTTCTTCATTTACTGATATTTTATTTAAAATACTTTTAATAATGTTATTTTTTTGTTCACTATCGTACAAAGGATAATTTAATGCAATAGATTCCATCATATTCCGCTGATCTTCTGAAACAACATGTTTTGCAAAATAATTAATCAATTGTTGAGCTTGCAAATCCTGTGACTCAAAAGCAAAATTATTAGGATTGTCTGGATCATTGTTTTTAATTTTTTTATAAACAATACTGTTTTCTTCTAATTGTGTAATAAAACTATTAAACAAATCATTTCTTTTGTTACTTTCGGAAATTTCCTGAGCAATTTGTGCAACTAATGGTAATGTATCCATCACATTTTCATCAATAGTTTTTACTGTAAACATTTCTTCTAATTCATTTGTGTCTTGAGTTTCTTGAATTACAGGATTAAAATTTTCTCTATTTTCAAAATATCCTTTTTTTGTAATTAAACTTTTAATATTTTCCCGCATTTTGTGTTTTTTACTTCTACATGCTTCTAAAATATCTTGAGTATTTTCATTAACTAGGTTATTTTTTACACTATACATTAAGAAGCGATTTAAATTGTTTATGTTGCTGACTGTTTCCGTAATATGATTTCCAAAATCATCATAGACATAACCACCTTCAGATACATGACGTAACATTGCTTTTGCACCTGACAAATTTGTGAAAGGTAACTTATTTCTTTCTCCATTAGATTCAATAAAAATCTGAGATATATTTCTAGATCGTGATCCTCTAGACTCTTCGTTTACAGCTGATTTGTGCCTTATAATTAATCTAGCACCTTCACATGTTATGTAACTTGTTTTTGTGGATCCAAAAGGTTTTTGTATTGTTTCATTTAAATCATTCATAGTATAAGTATCCTGTTTTATTCTAAACGCAAAATCTTTAGGCACTAAATGTTTACCATATTGCTTAACTTGCCAATTATAACCAAATTTCTTTACAGTATTTTTTATTTTACTTATCATTTCTTTTAAATCTTGATAATCAGCTTGTCTACCAAGATAAAATCTTACTGATTCAGGCTCAATAATTACCATGCTACCTATATCTGTAAGATATAAATGTGCTGCTTCCAATGGATCTACAGTATATTTTCCTTGATCTGTAAAAAGCTTTACAGAATGAGCATAACTTTTTACTATATCAAATACATGTTTACCTACAATTTCTTCTGCAGCCATAATAATTTATCCTTTAAATTATTTATCAAATCATTGCAATTGGCATAGGCATAATAATATCATCATCAGCAATACTATCAGCTAATTTACTATAAACATCTGCTTCAAAGTTCATTACATAATTTATTATTATAGTAATTAACAAAGTACTCATAACCAAATCATCGTGTTCACCTTCTTTTGCAGCAAAACTGGGACCATGAGCGACAAATGTTTTTATTTCTTTTGTTAAATTTCTACTTAATATTTTTATTTTTTCATGCTCTACAAAATACTTTAATCTTGCACAAGCATCAACTTTTGTTTTTAGTGTAGTTGTCAGCCCCCGTGCTTTCCGGGGATTATCATGTACCCAACTACCAGGAAAATTTTCTTCTCCCATTTCCATTAACATTTTAACTACTGCTCTACCTACACCATTATTTTCCAAACTCCAATACACATGATTTTCAGGTATAGTTTCATTTAATTTTTGCAGAATTAATTGCAATACCTGTAACTGACCCTTCATGTCAGTTTTGTTGTTTTGCCATTCTGCAACTTGTACCATGTCAGGTAAACTAAAAACTTCTATAGCAGCATAATCACTACCAGTTCCAAAACTAGGATCAAGAGCAACAGCATAAATTTTATCTTTATAGATATCTTGATACCACCTAATATTTGCATCAACTCTAACAGGGTCAACTCCTTCCATTGTAACTAATTTTAATGGATTTATAAGCGTTTCATCTGCTGTAATAAACTCACAATTATGCTCACGTCTAAAACGTTCTTCTCCTATTTTTTGACGCTCATTTTCTGCCCAATCATCATCTCTATCTGGATGTTCACTCCAGTGACACATATATCTCTTAAAACCGTTTTTGCCCAGTTCAGTTATATTTCCATATTCATCCTCAGGATTGCTTGCTTTCCATATTTGTGCAAATTGGTCATTATCCTGGTTAGGCGTGCTAGTGATAATACATTTACCTCCAGTTGCTAAAGTAGGACTAAGTGAGGTCCAAAACTCATTAGCTATTCTAGGAGGCACAAATGCAAATTCGTCTAAGTAAACTAGTGTCAAACTCATACCACGTCCAGTGTTTTCTGTTGTAGCTTGAGCAACTATTCTGCTGCCATTATCAAATTCTATACTACCTTTGTTGTAACTTGTAGCACCTGCTTTAATCCATTCAGGCAATGTTTCATATGCAAACCTTAATCTTGTCATGATTTCGCTAGCACCTAAATATTTGTTACTAGCTACCAAAATAGTACTATCAGGTTTAAACATGGCATACCATAATAAATATGCAGCGGCTGTAGTACTTTTACCAGTTTGCCTAGGCAACATTGCTATACTGTATCTAAAATCATTATAAACTTCTATTAGTTCTTTTTGAAATGGATAAAGATGAAATTTCATCCTGCCTTTTACAGGATGTTGAACATTACAATATGTTTCTATAAAGTAGATAGGATCAGTCATACAACGTGCAAGCTCTTGGACTTGCACGTTTGTAAAGCTTTGAGTTAAATGAGGTTTTTTAACAAGAACTGTATCAGCCACTCTCATGCGGCCTCAGGTTGTGTTTCCTTTCCCAAATCAGCTTTAATTCTACTAGCTAATGTAAGGTCATTGGTTATTATATCAAGTAGTTTACCAAGAACATCAGCTAATACTTTACGTTGTGCCATTCCTGGTCTTATACCTTTTTCAAATTGATTAATTGCAGATCTAAAAGTTCCTAACTGTTCGTCATTTAACAATCCAGCTTTTACTAATGGCATCATCCTATTAATAATAGTTTGTACATTATTAGGATTCATTTCTGGCTGTGCTGTTAATGGTCCTGTCATATCTACTTCAGGAGCTTCATTTGTTCTTTTTTTTAAAGCTACAAGAGGATCTACGTCTTCACATTGTGCTTTAGCTCTCATTTTATTTAAATAATCTGGATCATTTCTATCTAAGGGCTCATTACAATAACCAGCCTTAGTTTTCATACGTTGTTCACGTTCTTTCATTCGCTGATCTAAACTTTTTCCTTTTGGGTCAACTTTATTTTTTCCTATACCAAAATCAACACCTGCTGCACCTAAAGCTTTTTTCCCTACAAAATCTAAAGCAGCCTGACCCAATTCTCCAAATTCAGATAAAGTATCTTCTTTCATATGACTTGCAAGCTCATCATAATCTTTATCTGATTTGGTTCTATCTTTTTGCTTCATTTTTTTCCTAGCATCTTTTTCTTGCTGGGACAAAAATTTTTCCATGTCTTTTTTACCTGCTTTTGTAGAATTATCTAACTCAGCATAAGGATCAGTTTTACCATTAAATAAATTTACAGTATTTGATTTAGGTTTTTTATACAAATTTGTTGTAGTGTTTTTAACTGGTTCTTCTTTATCTTTTCCTTTAAACAAATCTGTAACATCATCATAGCTAAATCCTAAACTTACTGGTCCTTTACCTACACTTACTCTGGGACTTATTTTTGTTTTATTATCTTTACCTTTACTAAAACTACTTCCTAAACCTAAATTTAATCCTGTATTTCCAATAGCTTTATTAAAAAGATCTAAGCCTACATTCCAACCTTCTGAAAACTCGGCATATCTTTTATGCATATCAGATTCTTTTAAAGGATTATCTCCATATTGTGCAAAAGCATTAGGATCTGCTTGTTTTGCTTTAGCTTGATTTTGATATGAATATTCATCAAAATCATCAGGACTTACTACAACATCTTTTCTACCATGAAATTGATCTGTTGCATTTTTAAATTCTGTTCCTGCATCTTCTGTATGATCAGTTTCCTCATGCATACCTCCACAACCACAACTAGACACTGGCTCAGCTTCAGGTTCCATTTGGTCAGGAACAGGAATCATAACTGGCTCTGATTGTTGTGGTGCTGCTATACCTGCTAATTTAAGCAAGTCTTGTAAATCTACAACAACTTCCATCTCAACTTCCTATAGGACTTTTGTTCCCTGACTGAGGAACTTCAGGAGCAGCCGCTTCAGGTACTTTTGCTGCAAATTCCTGTTTTGTTTTCTTTTCTCTTAAACTTTTAAGAAATTCCATATTGTATTCATCACCATATAATTTTTTAGCAGGTTGTGCATCTACATTCCTGTCTTGGGCTAAAACATATTCCCCTTCTTTTTCTTGTAATTCTTCTTGATATTTTTCTAGAGGTTCATCAGGATGTTTAACTGCAACGTTGCTAGGATTTAACATTAAATGATCTACTAAATTTTGTTTAAGTACATGAGATGTAGTTGGATAGTTTAAAACACAATCTATTACATAAACTTCTGTACTTGCATTTTTCCTGTGAAAGTCAAAAGGTTGGGCTTGTGCCATTGTCTTTTTAGGAGAACTAACACTTACTACACCATATTTTTCTAATTCTCGTTCTAGTCGCTCTGAAAATCTCTCTGGTAAATCTTCACCAAAAGGTTGTGCAACTTTAATACGAAAGGGGTATTCTTTCTTTGTATTTTCAATATATTCGAATAAAGTGGCCATAATTTATTCCTGAATTCTTTTTATTATTTATCATTCTTTTCATTTAATTGGTTTAATAAACTATTACGATCTATACGTATTACCTTTTCTGTTTCTATTGTATCAGGAGTAGATATATTATTAGTTTGTTGATCTAACCGTAATTTTTTAAGTTGTAATTCAATTGCTCTTAACTTTCTATCAGCTTTAGAATTTTTAGCATCTATAGCATTTTTTAACATAGCATGAGCAGCAGCAAAAACATGTCCAGCATGTCTATCCTCTACATTAAATCCTAACTGCATTAAATCGTCGAATGCCTTTACTGCTTTGTCAGCATAGATGTCCATATCACCATCAGTAGATTCTACACCAGTAATTTGAGGTAAAGCACTATCAATTTTTTTTGCTAAATCAAGTTGTTCTTGTGCTTGATCAATAGGAACATACTCAGTTATTTCCTCATAACCTTCAGTAAATTCCTCCTCTTCATTTACAGAAGGAAGATTAAATAATTCTTCTAATTTTTTTGTCATTTTTTAGTTGGCGGTTTGTTAAAGATATCTCGTTCTGTAACTACTCTAAACCTTACACCATTTTTTTTAGACCATGCTTGAGCTGCTTGCCATTTAGCTAAATTAACAACACTAGCAAATTTATCTTTTTTGCTTCTAGCATTTTCTATTGAGGTTTGATTGTATGGTTTAATTTCTATTAATTCTGCATGTTGTTTGCCATTTTTATCTTGATACACAATAAAAAAATCCGGCACATAATTAGTTATTCTTCCATCTAATGGATGTTTATATGGAATACGCTGCCCTTCACTACTCCAGTATATTATGTTAGGATGATTATCACACATTCGCATAAAAACCAATTCCCAACCTGATCTATATTTAGGTTTTGTATTACCTTTGTACTTATTAGGATTGCAACACTCGTAAATACCTTGCTGATAATTAGGCACTTATTTGTTCCGTATTTGCGGTAAGTCCTGGTACAGGGTTAAAATCATATACATTTGTAGTAACGGAATTTTCTTTATCTTCTTTGCTTTTATTGTACATAACAACATCTTCAGGTTGTACTGTTACAGTTAATGTCTGCGGGTTAGATTCACTATAATTAAAAGTACTTCCTGATATGCTTGTTATAGTACAATTATTTGCAGAAATAACATCTACTGTTTTACTACTTTCAGATGTAATATTATTTCCTGGACCTCCATATCCTCTAAAAATTTCTATAGAAGGCAGAACATATTTTATATCTTGTAATGGTTTGTATCCAAAATTAGTTTCACCAGAACTACCAAAAATTTTGTTTATTATAAAAGGATTTTTATAATTTGTAAGATAGCTTTCATAATTTAAACCCAAAATTTCTTTAAATAAAATTTCTGCTTGATTGTCTTCTGTATTATAAAATGTTATATTAAAAGTACTCCATCGCAATTTAGTTTGTACAACTCTAGGAGTATTATACTGATTAAGTTGTACAGTTTCTATATTTACAGTAGGGTAATCTACACTATTAGCTATAGGAAGAGTCACAGTTTTAATACTTTGTGTTCCTTCAACAAAAGTAATAATCTTGAATTGAACATAAAATTCATATGCAAGCCTAGGTTTGACTTTTATATAATTTTTGTCATTTGTAGTTGAATACAAAAGACTTGCATAGGTAAACGACATTTATTATCCTGTAGCTAATAAGTTATCAGGCATCACATCAGTTTTACTATAGGTTGCATTATCAAATTTTATACTTATAGTAATAGTCATAGAATCACTGGTGTTATATGCATTTTCATTAAAATTTACGTTATCTAAATAACATCCCCATAGCTGCCATGTATCTAATATTGCTAGTTCTGCAGTACCTGTATTATCTCCAGTTAAAGTATGTATTTTAACGCCAAATTTATAATCCTGTGCTACTGCAGGTGCAGATTGTAATGTATGATTTAGTTGCCTATCCATTTGTTCATTAACCAATCTACTTACATTGCTAGCGATGTCATCTCTAAAAGTAACTGATACCGGAGTCCAAGTATGTTTACCTGCTAAAAAGATTTTACTGTTATACGTATCTACCACTACTTCATCATGTTGTAACTGAGGCCTACTTACAGACACAACATTTTGAGATAATATATTTGTACTACCATTGGTTCCAACAGTACTTGATAGCATATTATTAAATTCTACCAAGAATCTATATTGTAACTTAGGCATTAATGCGGGTGTAGCTGAACTACCTGTAGTAGGTACTCCAAATTTGTCTAAAGCCATTTATAATACTCCAAATAGTTAATTATATTTAGCTGAATATTGAAAAAATCAATACCCAGCTAACTTATTATAGTTCACCAGTATTCACTAGCCTTAATGGTATATAGATAAATTCTGCTGCCTTAGTAGGTTCTATTGCAATATCAATATACATTTCATATCTATCTATTCTTGCTGGAGTATTATTGGTTTCATCACAAACTACAGCAAAATCATAAATACCTCGTTTTGTTAAAATATCAAGTAAAAATCCTTCAAACACTAACTTAACATTATTTCTTGTAAGAGTATCATTAGGTTCAAAAATAAATGGTCTTGCTAGTACTGCAAACCTTTCTCTTAAATATGCTACCAGTCTTGAAACATTTATTCTATCTAAAGAAGAATCAAAAGGATGTAATGTTTTTTGACCCCAAACACAAATTCCTGTACCTGGAAAATTTGTAATAGGATTTACTTTATTAATATAAAGAGCATCACGTTGTCCTTCATTAAGTGCAACAGGAACAAACTCATCTTCGGTATCTAAATACCCCACATTTGTAGCATTTGTAACACCTCCTCTTGTTAGGCCAGCAGGAGCAAACCAAGGATAAGCTACACTGTCATTATATGCTATAGTTCGCAAACTCATATAGCTACTTGGAACCATTACAGTTTGTCCGTCTAAATTAGTTGCTAATCCACTAGGATAATATACAGCCATACCAGCATTTTTTGGATTTACAAATCCATCTTCACCATTTTCTACAGCATTTGTTCCTAAGATCCAATCTGTAATTTGCTGTGGAGAAGTCCTAAAGGGCGAATCAACAACAACAAAAGCTGTTTCTTTTCTATCAGTATTAAGTGAGCTTAATTCATCAGCTAATTCCGGATAGCCTGGGCAAGATATTAAATTAAATCTATTTAATTCTGATCTAATATCTGTATTAGAAGTAACAGCAGATTGTAAACTCTTAACAATAACCTTTCTAACTGCTTTTCGACCAAACATACCTGCACCATTTGCAGCATTACCTGCTGCATTTCTCCATTTCCAAGTACTTACTGCAGAACTATCATATACTCTTACAGTGTTTGAACTTTGACACATATTTACTGCTAACATTCCTGAAGGATATAATACAGGATTAGGAGAATCATTATTTAATAATGTAGCGCCTACGCCAGCATTTGTTGTGTCATTTGCTGTAGCACTTATATCTGCAAAAACTACTCCATTTGGTGTGGTTTGGTCTGTATTATCTCTTGCAACCCAATTAGATCCATCATACATTTTAATTACTGGAAAGTTATCCATATCATTAGTATCAATCCAAACATCATTGGTTACTGGTCCTGTAGGAGCATCTGTGCCTACAGATGAAATTGTTTTAGGACGCCAAAACCCACCATTTTGTATATATAAATCTATAGATGTGGAATTTACAGTATTATCAAACCAAAGTCTACCATCAACTGTATTCCCTGTTATAGGTGTATGACTAGATGTTAATTGATATGCTGATGAGCCAACAGTAAGACTTGTTGATGTTGTCAACAATCCGTCAAATGTACGGAACTCAAATGTTGCATTTGTCCCTGTTGCATATTTTAAATATATACTATTTGCAGGAGGAATACAACCGCCAGTTAAAACAACCTTAATATTACCAGGATCTGTTATTCCAGTAATACTGCCACTAGTTATAGAAATAGAAGAAACTTCTCCTTTACTATTAATAGTTGCAGAGGCAGTTGCAGTGCCTATTGTTATACCATTTTGATTAGTAAAGCTTACATTAGGTGCAGATGTGTAACCTGATCCTTTTTCTTCTATTGTAAATCCAGTTACAGTTCCAGCAACTAAAGTTGCTTTGGCTCTTGCAAGAGTACCGTTACTAAAAGTTCCAGGTTGTGTTGCTATAGTATCGTCTTTTATTACAGGAACAGTAATTTTTTGGAAACTTTCAGAAGTACTATCAAAGCGTTTTAACTCAATGTTTAATCCGTAATTGTATACAGATGTCTTAATCCAAATATCATATTCTGATGGATTAGAAGGAACATTAACATGGCTAGTAATGTCAACTTCTCTACCTGTGCCATTTAAATCACCTGTTTGATCAACTAATGACCAAACAGCGGCAGCAGTTTTGACATAATATTTGAAAGGATTTAAAGTATCGTTATTACTATCAACTGTAAGAATTGCAAATTGTCCTATACTTCCTACAGTAGATGTAGGAACAGCCGCTACGCCTGTTCCTGTTACTTGACTAGATGTTAATAACAAAGGAGTTTGAGAAACAAAGTTACTATCACCGTCTGCTTCACTTATACCAAAAGAAGTATTATTAATATCAAACCATAAACTATTGTTATTAGGATTTCCTTTTGGTTCTGTAGAAGTATTATCTAACTGATCCAAATCAACATCAGCTCTTATCATATATGCTGCATTAGCAAGTCCTAAGAAACTATAAGCAGTTAATAATCCATATTCATTTCTTTCTCCTCCATGAATACTTGTTCCACTAACTTGCTCAAAAAACGGTTCACCATAATATTGAACTAATTCTCTTTGTGAGGTAATTAATTTCAATTTATTAGCCTCAGCTTTAGTCGTATAAGCAGCTATTCCTGAACCACTTACATCACTTTTATTTTGACCTGTAGCTATAATTATTAAAGGTACAGTTCCTGTACCAACGCTAGCATAAATGCTTTCGTCAATAACCTGAACATCTACACCTGGAGATACTAATGTTGCCATGATTTTTAGTCCTTTTTAAGAAAAATACTTGTTAAAATATTTATCAAAAGTACTAAATATATGCTTTTTTGACGAGGTATTAATAAAAAAGTTCTGTTTTAAAGTCAGGTACTTGCCCATATCCAAAAATTGACTTTCCATCAAACAGGTCAATATTATGTTTTTCTAATAATTTTCCAAAAATTAAAACACCTTCTACTACATTTTTATATAAATCAAAATTTAGATTGGTA